CAGGTTGCGAACCCTGCTTGCAATTGTCCTTAGATGCTTGAATAACCAGAGCCGCCATGCTTGCGCTCATCTCAATCATGATTTCATTGTTGCGATTGACTTGGATTCCATCTACATATCAGCGTATCGCCTACGCATTACCCATCAATTAAACCGACTTAACCCCAGTGAGGTAGCCTACGCATTGGCTTTAGTGATGCGCCACGTTATAAAGTCGGCTTAATTCATGTGGCTGCTTACGCCAGTCAATCGTCACGCCACTGTTGCACCTGTATTTCTCGCGCTATATCGGTAGTGCACTACCTTCTGCGGATTGCCCCAATTATTGGGTCACCAGTTAAGGGAGGTGTGAACCACCCATCAATTCTTTACGCTATTAAGACTTTCATCCGGCCACATCCGTAACCCAGTGTTTCCACACGCCGCGTTAGCGTGCCAGTCTTTCCTAGCAGTCACCTATCTATAAGCCACGCGGTTTTAGTTCCGTTAGGTGGTGGCGATTATCGTGGGCAAGCCCACCGATTCTTAAGCCGCCTTCAACTCACCAAACGATTGCATTAACCAGCGATTAGCCGTAGCTGTATCAACATTGTATGTCTTTGCTACTAGGTTAATAATTTCTTGAGCAGTAGGGCGCACACTTCCGACTTGTACTGCTGGTATGTGTTTTGCCGTAACTTCATTTTGCTCATTTACTGAAACACTCATTACGCCAGTTCCAGTTTTTATTGCATCAGCAAATACGTTGTTAAAGTCTGCTTGGTTAATAGTGTCGTTTACGATTGCGTCACCGTCTGGTATAGGCTTAGCCTCTGCTTTGATTTTCGCTTCAAGCTCTTCGCGTGCTTTGATTTCAGCGGCCTCTTTAGCTTTGGCCTCTGCTTCAATTTTGGCGCGTGCATCTGCTTCAGCTTGCTCTTTGATGGCGGCCTCATGCTTAGCTCTGCGCACGTCCTCAGCATCTTTAATTGATTGGATGTGAAGCTTGATATAGTCAATATCAGAAAACACGATTGCATCAATCTTGAACAAATGCTCGTAGCCTTTGATTGATTCGCTGATATAAGCAACCTTTGTCTTAACATCGTTAGCCAGTGCGGTTGCTTCGGCTTTGCCGTTTGCTAAGGCATCATTAATACGCGATTGCATACTCTCTAGCGTTTTAACGCCTTTAATGGCCGTTGCAAAATCAGGGCACACTAAGCGGTGAGATAACGGAATATCAATACCTTTGTTCAGCTCAGTTACAAAGTCTGCGTAAGAAATCTTAGCTTTCATGATCGCTTGCGTTTTAAGACTTTCTTTCTGGTCTTTGACTGCTTTTTCTAATTTCAAGCCAATCGCGTTAAATGCTTTTTTATAGTTCTCAAGTACGCCATTGACTTCGTTCACGCTAACCATCTGGCCGATGATGTTTTCTTGTAACGCCTCAATGCGCTTTGCCATTTCTCGGCAATTCTTAGCGTTAGCTTCTGCGTCCGCAAAGTCTTGGTCTGTACTTAGTTCTGTGTTGATGTTTTCAAGGTAAGCATCAAACTGAGGTGTGATTTCAGTTAGGTTAGATGCGGTGATTTCACCACGTACAACAACGCTAGGCACTGGCAGGGCCTTGATGGTTTCAGCTTCTACCTTTTCAACTTTAACTGGTGGCACGTAGTCTGCTAAATCAGCTTTTAATTGGTTCCAGCCGTCCACAATGCGTTTACGCAGCTCAATGTCTTGGGTGTACCAGAAATGGTTTTCTTCTACCAACTCTTCACCATCCCATTTTGATGCCATGAACAAGCACTTTTCAGCTCCTGAAACCATTAGTTGTTGTTCCATTTGTACGCGATACATCAAAGGCAATTCAATCATGCCGGTATCGGTAAAACATGCTCTAAGGTCATCATTTAATGTTTTGTGTTCAAAGATAATATCTTCACCCATCGTAATGCCATCAAATGAGGCGCTGTATTCACCCATTGAGCCAACTACAGGGTATAAATCCTCACCGATGATTTTTTCTGCAATAGGGCGTGCTAATGCTTCAAACTTATGGCCGTCATCAAAAATCTTTTGTGTGCTTGCATCTACTTCTTTTGTTAATCCAGTTGCCATAGAGTGGATTAATTGATCGCGTGTTGTGTATTTGCTAACACCTAACATTGCAGGCGCTTCACTGGCGTTAAAGTAATTGGCGCGGTGTGCGTGCCACTCTGGTGTACCTTGTACTAAGTTATGAATGTTCATGTTATTTAGCTGCGCTTTCTGCCTGTTCGTAGGCGTTTGTAAAACTGTCATCTACTTTGGTTGCTTCGCCTTCAACAACGGTAGGCGCTTTCTCTTTTGGTGACCAAAGCTCAATCTCTTCTTTTTGGTTTTCCGTGAATAACTTGCCTTTGCTTTCAATGAAGGCAATAAATTGTTTAGGTGCTTTGCCGTTTGCTATCACTTTTTTCCATGCTTTTTCATTAGCATTGAACTCATCATCTGTGTAGTAAACAGGTTCGGATTTGGCGCTATCTTGAGTTGGCGTAATGTCTTTTTCAGCAGGGATAGTTTCCAGCTCATCCGATGTATAAACACCCAAGATAACGCCCGGGCAATACAATCTAGCCCAGCGCTTTTGACCAAGATATGCAATTTGCTGCTTAGGGTCATCTGCCCATAATGTTGAATTTCTAGTTGTTGCCTGAGTTAAAAGCAACTCAAGAACGCGAGGCTGACTTTCACCACGTAATGTTGCTGATACACGAATGCCAAGACCTTCTTCATCCTTAAAATCCCATGCTGGAACTTTGTATTTTTTAGGTCTGCCAAAATCATCTGTCTTAGATTTACTTTCGAGTTCTTTGAACTTTCCAATAACCTTTGACCAATCACCGAACCACTCAAACTCAAACATTCCAGTCACTACGCCAGATTGTTGAATGACTGCAGAAACTAACTGCGCTTCATAACCAATGGTGCCGTTAACAAAGTGTGTTTTTTGAGCAACCGCAAAAGGGTTCATCTTCCATTGCGCCGCTTGCATCACTACTGCTAAGCAGTTAGCTGGGTTCTTTTGATATGGTTGTGGCAATGTCATGGTTGCGCCAGACATAAAGCTAGCAACATCCATCATGTGCTTCATCGCCTGAACGTCCATCATCATGTTGTCGTTGTATGATGCCAACCCTGAATTTTGCTGTTCTGATAATGCTGTACTCATGATATTCACCTTTATAAATTAACTTTTATTGCTCTCAAAAAACTCTTAACTATTCCGCTGCCATGCCTGCGGCAATAGCTGTAATACTGCGTAAAACTCATTCTCTTTCCAGTCTGCTAACCTTGTTGCATTCAATCGTTGCCTTGCTTGATCCAAAATCTACGTCACACCATGACTTTGCAAACTTGGCTTGCTCTTTGTTGATCGTTTCTTGTTCAACGTAGGCAACTAGAGAAAGTAGGGCAAAGAATGCTAGTGATCCAATGACTACCCATAAGGCTGTGTAAAGTGTTTTCATCGTTAAAACCTCACTGGCTGGCGGTTATCAAGTGCAAACAAACTGGTTAAGCCTAAGCTTTTAATGCTGTCTGCTTCGTAGCCTGATTCGTGAGATTCGTTATAAAGCTCACGGCATGCTTTGCTATCTTGGCGATGCGGAAAGCTATAAGCTTCACAGCGGCAGGTAGATTGTTTGCGCTTGATGTTGGTCATGATTAAGCCTTTCTCGCTTCAAGCATTGAATCTGCGTAGGAATATCGCCATTGAAAATAACGAATCTTCATAGCCTTTTCATGCCATGCATTTATTTCGTTTTGGTTTTCACAAGCAGGCCAAGGGTTATCGTTTAATTCAGCGTCAACAACACAAGCAGGACATTCGCCTATTTCGTTGTAATTAGTCTCAAACCAGTGAGGTATATCAACTGGTGCTTTAGCCGCAAAGTAGTCGCGTAACGTCATGCCGTATTGGGTATAGCCATCTACAGTGGCAACTGGAAAAGCCATTTCAGTTCTTTGTAAATCTTCCATGATTAAGCGGCCTTTGCTGAATCTGGGCGATGCACCACTTTTAAACCTAGCGCCAACGCTTCACGGATTAGCGTTTCAACTGTGCGAACATCTGTGTTTTCTGAAATCTGTTTATTCATTTCATTCACCTAAAAAAATGCGAGCGGTACTCTTTATAAAATTTCCCACTCGCTAACCTGGGAGAAAGTATCGAAA